CTTCCTTGGCCATCTTGTCATAGAGCTTCCTAGCACGGGGCTCTAATGTAACATAGATATTCTGACGGACTACCTCTGGTGGCGGGAACTCCTTGATATCCACCTTTAATTTACGGTAGGCATACTTATACACTATATTCATTAGGTGGTCTAGGTCTTTGTACTTCCTTGGTCTGCCCCACATATCAAGGACAGCATACCGATCACGGAAGGCCTTGTAGGTGCAATTAAAAATAGAGCTATCTAAGAAGTTAACCTGTGAATATAAATCTAGTGGGTATTTTGTGACTGGTGTGCCGGTCAGAATTGCTTTGAATGGTATATCCTTACCAATACGAGAAGCCGCCTTTGTAGCGTGAGTATTCCAATTTTTTATCCGGTGGGATTCATCACACACCATAATATCCGCCTTGTACTTCATCAATCGAACAGATGGCTCCCACCGTTTATTTTTCTTCTTAGAAAACTCCCATAGCTTTTCATAGTTGACAATAGTTATTTCTAGGCCATTATGTGGCGAGGTGCCTAGCTTATCAAGCTCTACGATGTTATAAGGAAATGCAGCATGCTCTCTTAACTGTCGCTCCCAGTCATATGTTACAGACAGGGGGCATACTACGATAGCACGGCGGGCATTGTCATGATAGAACCGGTAACCCATCACAGCTATAGTAGGTAAGGTCTTACCAGTACCGGGCTCCATAAATAAAGCAAAGCTAGGTAAATTAATACCTAGCTCATATGCTTCTTTCTGATGTGTGAGTAATGGCGTCTTGATGATACGTTCCATCAGCTCCATGATTGAACTACTCCCATGATGTCAGCAATTTCATCTTCACCCTCCCAGCTCCAAGAGCCTTTGTGATTGGGATATAGCTTACGTAGTTGGCGTCTGATGACTTTAGTATCTATATCTACTTGGTCAGCCAGTTCAGCTAGTGTGAGCTTGTCACCTTTGCTAGTAAGCTTCTTTTTAGCTCTTTTAGGCTCTGATACAGATACATCACAAGCCTTAATTTCTTTTGGTACTATAACCACACGCTTATCTCTTCTGTGAACAGGTGCCAAGTTTTGGTCTGGCTTATTATCGGGGTTACGAAGCTCCTCTTCTAACTTAGATATTGTATCATCAATAAGTTTAGACCGTTCTTCTGCGGAGAGAGCTCGTTCTTTAATGTGTCGGTTTACCAAAGCTACTGCCTCCTCTGGTGATTCTACAACAGCGGCCATGCCGCCAGATTCGTGTATTTGCTTAATGTTATATAATTGATAGTCGGAGGCCCCATATTGACTGGAATCACATTTTACTTCTAGAGCGAAGAATAACCCAGCAACACAGCCAAGTAAATCTGGTATGCCTTTGGTCTGGAATTGGGAGCCGTGAATTTTCACCCAGTGGCCCCCAACCTTACGGCTTAGCTCCTCAACTATCTTACGTTGTAAGGTAGTTTCCGGCTTCTTCATTAGATAGCCTCATCAAGTTTCCCCTGAATATACTCACGGACTTTGTCCAGGTTCTTACGGTCCTTCACAGGCATCTTAGCAAGGCTAATACCATTGTCCTTAGCGAAGGAACGGCATTCTGATAAGTTCAATGTAAATACATCTACTTCCTCGGCTTCTTCGTCCTCATCGTCTTCTTCTTCGTCAGTATTATCTAACGCTTCTTGGATAGCTGATAAGGCAGCCGACTTACGTTTTTTCTGTTTAGCTGTAAGCTTAATATCGTTCTCTTCTGCAAATTCGACTAGGCCTTCTAGATCCATATCCTCAAGAGCTACCTCTTCGGCCTCATCGTCAGCGTCTTCCACAGTATCATCAGAGTCCTCATCGGTGTCTTCGTCATCAGCTTCTTCATCAGCTTCTTCATCATCACCCATAGCTTCTTGGATAGCTTCTAAGGCAGCTGATTTACGCTTCTTCTGCTTAGCGGTGAGTTTAATATCGTTATCATCAGCGAACTCAATAAGTTCTTCTAGAGACATCTCCTCTAGGTCTACTTCTTCGCCGTCATCATCAGCTTCTACATCGGAGGCATCTAATGGGAATACGTCAGTTACACGGGTGCGCTTCTTGCCGTCATAGGTTTCATGGGTGATAGTTACACCACAATTACAGCCCTCACACTCATCTAAATTAAGTTGGAATGCTTTGTCTGGAACTGGTACACCAAGGGCAATAAGTAAGTTTTTAAGGTTAAATAAGGACTGTGGTAGTAGGCTAGTGTTGTGATAGATTTTACTACCTTTTTGCTTGCCATCAAGTACCTTAAATACCCATTTTAGGTATTGGTTACCCTGTTGTGATTCTTCTACACTAACTTCGTCAACGGTTACAACATAGTCACCTTCGGGGATAACTCCACTTACAGATACGTCCTTCATGTTAAGATTTAATACACGTTTAGCCATTTTATTCTTCTCCTGTCATTAATTCAACAATATCCTTATAAGTAGGATTCACAATAGATTTAGGTACTTCGCCTGCTAGTTTGGGGTCTCGGCGAAGTTTAGTAATATATTTAGAATGTGGGCCAAGTCTCATACGGTATTCTACTACCTCCTTAGAGGTTACTTTACCCACTTTTTTAACTTGCTTCATTGTCTCACTGATATACGTATTACCAATCACACCAACAGCCGCATTGAGGATTTTAGCTACGGATGGTGATACGTATGGGCCTACTTCAGGGGTAATCATATTATCTTCATCATAGTCCTCTACCCTGGTCTCACGGTCTTGGGCAGTAAATACAATATTGAAAGGTAAATCACGGAATAGCATTAGCCAGGTTTTCATGAGGCCAGAAATTTCACCCCAACCACGTTGACTAATAGTACCAGTAGGTGCTACCTTCTTAGCAGCTAGTTCCTGTAGAGCTGTAACTGTATCAATACATACGGTCTTATACTTATCAGTATCTTTTAGATACCAATAGAGCTCCTCAAACTCCTCCCAAGACTCAATGGGTATAACATAAGCATCTTTAGTCTCACGGATAGAGGTAGTGCCCTTCTCACGTATATCCACAATTAGGATAGGCCCAGGGCAGCTAGCTAGGAATGTGGTTTTGCCGGTACCACTACGGCCATAGACAAGCATTTTGAGGTGATTCTCTACCTCCTTAACTGACTTGATACGGTCAGCTATGGGGTGGCTAACTGTCGGCTTCCTCGCCGTCGTCTTTACTTTCATGTGAGTATCTCCTTTCTTCAAATTCATACTCTTTAATATAATGAGTATCTAGACCCATCATCTCTGCTTGGCATAGGTTATAAAACTCACAGTGCTCACATTCACGGGATAATAGCCGATATGGGAAATCTTTTAAATGTTCCATTTCCTTAGCTATTATCTGTAGCTCTGATAGCAGCATATCCACCATACCCTCTGGCTTGGGCATAAACCTTCGCTCATAGAATTTATTTCTACGGGCATTCTCTAGCTCTGCCTGATAGTCATACGGGTCTAGGTTATTATCTATGATAGCTTGCATATAGGTAGCCTCGTCCGTTTTAATTTTCTTATTCCTACTAAGTGTACCATTTTTCAATAGCTGTGGTACTGTTGGTGGTTTAGTAAGTAAGTAGTCAAATGCTACACCAGTTGGCTCATACCCAAGTATCTGGCATACTCGTATATAAATAGCCGTTTGGAGGTCATTCATTCGATAGCCGTCAGTAGGAATAGCTCTACCTACGGTCTTATGCTCACCAACCCACATGCCTCGACTGTTTTCAAATAGCCAGTCAATGCGGCCGGTAATAAATACACCTGGTACTATTTCGAATGGCTCTTGACCTTCTTTCACATTACCAAAGGAAAGCTCCGTTTCAATAGTGTGAAATTCCTCATCAGCCCAATGCTCTATATAGCCAATCATGATTCTTTCACATTCATCAGGGAGGTTACCGTAGTACTCTTTCTCCTCTTCCATGAGCTTATTATACTCAGTTTGGGCCTCTTCAATGACTGGGTACCAGTCCTCACCTTTTAGATAGAGTTCTAAACAATCGTGGATAATAGAGCCTCTTCGTAGCGGCAGGCTTTTCCTCCGCTTCTGTAATTTCTGGACTCGCTTATAATGCCACAACTGACGGCAGAACTTCCAATCTCTGATGGAGCTAAAGGATAATATTACAGGTGGCTCCATCTAATCACCTCCTTTCATACTTATAATATATCATGTACAATATGTGATGTCAATGGTAAAATTCTACGATTTAGAAAGTTCTCTGAGTTTGTCAAAATTCACCCCCTTAATATCATCATACACCACTTCACCAGAGCCCCATGGGCCGGCTTTTACTTCTACATCAATAGGTACGGTAATCTGAGTCTTAAAGACCCTCTCGATGTGTTCCATGTCCGTCATGAGGTCTACTACAATAGGGACAGCTTCCTCGAGGTAGTCATTACGTACCTCAAAGAGGATAGCGTCATGGACAGTGCCCACAATTTTAATTCTGGACATATCAAGAGTATGGGCCATACGTACTAGGGAGAATATATTGAAGTCAGAGCCTAGCCCTTGTACAGGTGAATTTATAGCCTGACGCTCAGCTTCTGCTGCTAGTTTTTTGTCACTACTATATATGTCAGGTAAGTTCCTCTTACGTCCAATGAGGCTCCTAACATAGCCATACTTTTTGACTAGTCGTCTCATTCGGTCATGCCATGTGGGTAATGCAAAATAGGACTCAAAGAACCGTTGACGGGTCTCTATAGCTTCCTCCTCTGTGTAATCTACACCATACTTGTCTCTGGCGTATTCACGGAACTTCTTAGCGGACATACCATACAGGAAGCCAAAGTTTACTGCCTTAGCTTTCTTGCGTTGATCTTTTGTGACCTCCTCTAGTGGTACACCCATCACATTAGAGGCGGTCTTCTGGTGAACATCAATGCCCGTTTGGAAGCACATTTTTAAGGTGGGGTCACCACTCATGATAGCAGCTATACGCAGCTCAGCTTGGGAGTAGTCGGCTTCACACAATGTCCAACCTGGTGGAGCACTAATTAGGGAGCGTACTAATTTATTGCGTGGTACTTGCTGGAGGTTTGGGTCCTTGCACGAGATGCGTCCAGTAACTGTTCCATGCAAGAGAAAGGAAGGGTGTATACGGTTATCAATGCTTACTTCTTTCCACTTGGTTGGGAACTCTAATAGCTTCTTCTGTTCTCGATAGGACAAGAGCTCACTAATGATGGGGTGTTTGTCTCTCAATCGTGGTAACACACTTTCACCATTAGTGCTTGGCTTACCTGATTTGGTAAGCTCTAAGATTGGTAACCCCATCTCATCATACAGTAATTTAGATAATTGCTGTGAGCTATTCCAATTAATATCATCATGGCCAGACAGTTCAGCTAATGTCTTTAATGAGGCTTGTATACTACCAGAAAGTTGGCTAATTACATTGTCTACTTTGTTGGGGTCAATGTATGCACCGTGTAGCTCTACGTCTTCAAAGGCCCGTGAAGCTGGCATAATAAGCTTATTGAATATTCTAGATAGTGGCTTATCAGCTAGTAGCTCCTTGCGTTGTAAGTAGTATAACCGAAGAGTATAATGCACATCATAGGCATTATACTTAGCAAGCTTTCTTATATCTATTTCATTAGCACCGTGGTCTTCTAAGGCATAGCTAGGTGCATTGAGTAGCACAGTAGCCATAGCTTTAAGCCCATTAGGTGTATTTTCATTTAAGATAGCAGAGGCCAGCATTGTATCAAAGGTCTGGTGAAATCTCCAACCAAGTTTGGTTAACATCATCTTGTTATCAAATTTCCCATTCTGTGCTATTAATTTCTTGCCTTTTGTGACCTGTATAACGCTTTCTAATATTTTCTTAAGGTTTCTATCGTCAGAACTCCAAGGGGACTCTTCATGGTCAATCGGGATAACCCATTCAGCGCCATCTACACCTAACCCTAGGCACGTTATCACGACATTGGGGTCTAATGGGTTAAGGACAGTGGTCTCGATGTCATAAGAGATAGCATCTGCCGCAGCTAGTGACTTTATCATGGCCCTAGCTTTGTTAGGTGTATTCACAAGAGTGTAGTTGAGTACTTTCTCATCTTCTATACGGCCTTGTATACATAAGGAGAAGTTATACCAGTGTGCTTTAACAAGGTCCCACTTCTGAGGCTGCCTAAATGTGATTGCGGGGTCCATACTGAACATATAGATCTTATCATCAATAGTAGTATTCATACCAGCGTTCTCGGTGATTTTACCTTTGCCAAGTATGGCGGTTACAGCCATAGCACCAATACCAATCACATACTTAAACTGACCTAGTATAGGTACTATTCGTTCTTTGTATGATTCTTGTATCTGTTTCTTAGGTACTTTCTCAGTGACTAACTGCTCACATATATAGGCGGTAGAGCACTCATTTGGCTCTACGCCTAATATAGCTATAAGCTCATTGAGTTGTTTATTGATTCTACCTGAGAAGGGTTTACCAGTTGACTCATCAGAGTAACCAGGCTGACCACCTAATATTAGAATCTCAGTATCTGGCCTTATATCTAGGTACATCATTTTACCACCTCTATACCAGCATAGAGAAGGGTTCTATAGCCATTGTGTTTGCCGGTGTATTCACTCATAATTACCACCTTATTTACTCCAGCATTGATGAGTAACTTAGCACAAGAGTGACATGGGCATACCGTCACATAGCAAGTAGAGCCTTCGAGTGATATACCTTTCCTAGCCGCATAGCTAATAGCTGAGGCCTCCGCATGAAGAGCCGTAGTACAGTGATGGTCACTGTCTTCTTGGCAGCCAACTTCTGTACAATGTGGCATACTAGATGGTGAACCGTTGTACCCAGTACATACAATCCTACCGTCTAAGGTGAATACTGCCCCAACTTGAAGTTTAGGGCAGGTACCACGCTTGGACACAAGTTGAGCTATTTCCTTATATAGTTCATCTCGTGCAATTCTTTCCATTAGAATACACCTTTAATATCCTTAATGAACACATGGAGGGAGCCTATCCAGTGTGTAAATGTGCCAGTAGCCATACCTAATCGGCTAGCTATATAGTGTTGCATTTGGACAGCTAAGTACACATCATTGTTGAAGTGTGTAGCGAAGTCGCTAGAGCGTTGTAGGTAGGTTATGTTAAGGGCACCCTTACGTACTTGGAACTGGTACCCTAATGTACAAGGTACACGGGATACACCACCAGTTTTAGTAATGTCTTCCGGTGTCCAGATAGACATGTAGGCTTGACGGCTATAGCTATCGTTTTCGAGTGTAGATACTATACGGTCTATCTGGCAGAAGTCACTAATACGGTCGGGGTATGTATAGCCAAATTTGCGCTCAATATCAAGGAAATCGTCCCATACGTCTTTACGTAGTTTATAGGCTTCTCCAGGATTCATGTGCTTACCAGAGATACGTTCTTGGAACTCAGCATCTGCCCAAGGCTGAGTAGGTAATATTTCAGATGGGTTAGTAGTATCAATCACACAGTACATATAGTTCTGGAGTTCTTTCGTGGCCATCATTGGGTCATTACCTATGAACTTATCTTGATAGGTCTGAGTATGTACACCAATACCCATCTCAGCTAAATCACGTTTTACCTCTGAAAGAACTTCTTTAAAATTTTGGTAGATTCTCATTTGATATATCCTTCCTTCTTTAAGACCCCATAACAATAATCTAAATCATCACAGTAAGTATAGTAGAAGTCGTGCATACGTCTTTGAGCACGGAATTTGTCCTGGTGCTCTGGGTCAAGACTTGCATGGTGACCTAAACAGTAAAGCATCTTATGTCTCCAATAATCATGAGGACAGTTGACCGCAAAGTCCATGACGTCCTTGGCTGTCATAAATTGGAATAGCAAGATAGTGAACAGGCCATGACTATAGGCACTCCCAAAGGTGAAGTCCACATATTGTAGCTCTTTACCTTCAATAAGTGGGGGTATGATATTATGATAGAGCCAATATAAGTCAGCACCGAACTTCTGAATAATCTCAGTAGAACGGTAGTTTAGGAATACCCATGCTCTCTTCTTATCCACCACCAGAGTCAAGTTGTTTAAGCAATACCCTTGGGACTTAGCTCTTTTAGGCTTGTGGCCAAAGTCAAAGGTGAGTATACTAGCACCCATATCACTACGGAGGTCAAGCTTCTCTAGGAACATTTGATAGCGTTCTCTATCGAGGTAGTTTCTTTCAAGGTGCTTAATCTTGCTCTCATTACTACTATAGGATAAGTCCACTAAATCATGTGAGCACCCTTCTAGCCAGTCTTCACCCGGGATTCTGAATCTATGGCCAATACGTAGCTTAGTTAGCCCTTTCACAATCATTGGCTCCGAGCTATCATAGGCTAAGTCTTTAATCTGCTGTAGCCAATGCTCTGTGATGTTCATTAGTAGTTACTCCGTTGGCGGAATCTATTGACTTCATTCTTACAGAAGTAAAGGCCATATACCTCTGTGGCTGTAAGACCCGCTCTTACAAGTACAGCAAGTAGCATAAGTAGTGACTCTTTCATATAGCCATAGAATTTGTCTTCATCTGTAAGCATTTGCGATTGTTTCCAAGGCTTGTTTTTGAGGCAGTTCATAGCAAGACCTACCTTCTCAATGATGAGGTATTCAGTCGCGGGCTTCATACCCATTACATATAGATTACCATGGCCCATGAGATAGTCAAGTAAGTCGGTCTTTAAGCCTTCTGGACGATAAGACTCAGGGCTAAGGCCAGCTAAAATTTGTTGCTCAACCATGAAGTGGAGAGCGTCAATCATTTCTTCTAAATAATGTTCATAATGGTCTAACACATCACGGGCCTCGGTAGCTTCTGTAATCTCTTCTGTGATACGCCAAGCAAAGTCTTTCAATCGTGCTTGACCTTTGGAGTCATGGATATTCACTGGGCAGTCAGGTGTCTGGAGCAAGCCGTTGCGTTCTTCAATAGTATGGTACTTCACCATAAGAGCTGCTTGACGGTCAAAGATAGCTTCTAAGTAACCCTCTTTTGGGTAGTCTGTTGGTACTGTAAAATCATTAATATTCATTATAATGGTCCTCCAATCGGTCTAATATACGTTGAGCATCTGGGTCTTTTGTGAAGTCATAGTAAATCACATTGTCAGTGCCTAGTATCTTCTGTGCGATTTCCATCAAATCTCTATAAGCTGCTAAGCACTTAGCGTCATTCTCTTTGACACCGGCCATCTGTTCACGTTCATGGAATGTACCTCGAATAACCTCTAAACCTGGGTCACAATAAATAACCATCGGATTGGTATCTACTAGCAGTGATAATAATTGACCTAGGTCATTATTCAAGGTGCTATACCCTCGTATGATATTGCCATATACCGTTTCACTGAATATAGGGAATCGGTCATAGATTCTATTATCAGTGCGATTTAGCTCATCTATACACCATTGTACATGGTTAGCACATGGTCCGGGTGAGACTACTACCTCATGATGAGGTAAGTAGCTCGATAGTTTTTTAACAAGGGTGGACTTACCAGTATTGTCCATGCCCTCAATGATTATGAGTTTCTTCATGTGGTTGTTTTTCCCCCTGTGTTTCTCCATTTTCTAATAAGTTTACTACTTCTTTAAGTACTTGTACATCAAGGTATGGTAGAGACTCCAGTGTTGCGATAGCTGGGGGTATATTACTACCGTTAGCAAAGCACGAGAAAACGTCCTCATCACCTTTCTTATCTAAATAGAGTACGTTCTTTTGACCACCACTAGCAAAGGCTGCCATGATGGACTCAGCGAACTCCATATTGCTGTCTGGGAACCTTTGTAAGAGTTGATACATCAGATTTTTGAGTGCGTAAGCTATCTCCGAACCTTGTAACTCTTCACCAATAGACACTGTAAGATTATTGTCTTTCTCTAGTACAATCTTCATCTTAACCTTCTTCCTGCCATAAATGATTGGCGTTCTTAACATTGAAATCTCTGGTGCTTATACCACATACAGAGCAGTTTTTAGTACCACGGTAGTCATCTTTGATAAAAGTACGTTCAGCACCACAGTACGGGCACCAATACTTACTACCCCTGTGCTTATAACCAATAGGGGGCTCACCATTCCCATCATTGTTTACTATCATAGCTGTAGTATTCTCATTTCTCATATGATTAGCTACCTCCTGGGCAATAGGTAAAGCTAGTGGCTTTGTAGTGGCCTTCTTACCATCTCTTACCACAAACACATAATACATATTTTTACCTCCTTTTAGTAGCTACGATAGTAGCAATTAATATGATTGGTTATGCTCATATTATATCACCCCAAAAGGCACTTGTAAATAGTAAAATTCTGCAAAATAATTGACAATTAATAGTAGTATATTTATAATGTAATCATACAACAATATATATACATTATAAGAAAGGAGTGAGTAAATGCTCATCAGTACGAAGGAAGTAGCTAAGCGGTATGGTGTCAACAATCGACAGGTACTCTATGCTATCCGTATGAAGAAGATACGAGGTAAGAAAGTAGGGTGGTCTTGGGTATGTGATACAAGATATTTACCAGAAAAGTGGCCAGTTAGGGGTAATAGTAATGATTGATATCTTATTTAATGTATGGAACGCTCAGAAAGTACATGGTTATGTAAGTATGAGCGAGAGGAATACTAATCTCTCTAGCACCGAGGACGGCTACTGGAAGGACCGCTCATGGAAGTGGCCACAGGATAAGGCTAAGGTGAAAGAGTGGTACAGTGAGCATAGCCAGAAAGAAGGCTATGATATTTATTGGAGCCCAGCTGTGTACAGCAAGCCTGGTAGACATCAACAAGACGTGATAAGTCATAATGTATTCTACGCTGATCTAGACCCAGTTGACCCACGTACACTAGCTACAAAGCCTAGTATAGCATGGGAGAGTAGTCCAGGTAGATACCAAGCGGTATGGCTCCATAGTAATGACCACAGTGTAGAGGATTGGCTTGCCAGTAACAGGAACCTTTCATATGCAATAGGCGCTGACAAAAGTGGTTGGGACTTGACCCAAGTGCTGAGAGTACCTGGTGGTAAGAATCATAAATATAAGCCAGTGGTGAAAGGCAAGCTCTTATGGCAGAAGTGGGACAATATTCCTAGTATACCGGAGAGTGAGGTAGAGGTAGTAGTTGATGAGGTAAGTACGCATGAGAACCTATTACTACGGTTACTCACAAAATACAAGCGAGAGATACCGGCTAAGGTGAGCAGAATGCTACAATATCCACCTAGCCGCATTGAGCCCGGCCATCGTAGTGATATGCTCTGGTACCTAGAGAGTGAGCTCGTAAAGTCCCAGATACCACTAGAGGACATAGTGGTGCTTATCCGTGATAGCGCTTGGAATAAGTACCGTGGCCGATCTGACGAGCAAGAGCGTATCTACACTGAGGTGAGCAAAGTCTACCAGCAAAGTATACAGGGAACTCTCCGTGTGAAAGAGCCAGTTGATGATGTGCTAGCAAGTTATGAGGACATCATGGGCAGTCTCGTAGATAGACCTGGCTGGCTCATTCGTGATATTTGGATGAGGAACAGTCATGGTATTGTTGCTGGCGAACCAAAGACATATAAGAGTACTATCACCACTGATATTGCGGTGAGTGTTGCTAGTGGCGCTAAGTTATGGGACAAGTATGAGGTAGAAGACCCTGGCCCAGTGCTCATCATACAGAACGAGAACGCACCTTGGATAGTGAAGAGCCGTTTAGAATCTATCATAGAGAGCAAAGGTCTCGTAGGTAATGTTGTAAAGAACGGCCGAACACTTACTATTACATGGCCACCAGTGTTACCCATTTATCACATTAATAATAGTGGTTTCTCGCTGGATAGCTCTGAGGACTGTGATATGCTGATGAGTTATGTGGAGAAAATACGGCCTAAGTTGCTTATACTTGACCCACTCTACCTGATGTTTACTGGAGACATAAACTCCGCTAAAGAGCTATCACCAGTGCTACAATTCTTGCTCTCTGTACGTGA